CAACTTTGCCAGCGAATTTGCTGAGTTGGAATACAGGATGTCGCCAGTGGTGTAGGTGTTGTTGCCTGTACCCCCATTGGTAGCCGCAACGGTGCCGGTTAAAGAAATCGTCTGAGCAGTGACGTTAATGTTCGTGCCACCGGTATAAGCTGGAGTGGCAGCAAACTGAGAGAACGTGATGTCTGTTGTACCAAAGGTAATTGTGCCTTGGGTGGTCAGAACATAAGATTCACCAGCACCGGTATTACCTTCTTGGACGTAGAAAGCGTCGCCTTGACCAAAAGATTCAGGATCGCTGGGGGCGTAAGAATCAGCGTCGGTTGCCCGTGTCAGCACCCAGTTTGTGGAACCTGAACCGACATCCGTAACCGTGTAAACGCCGTTCTGGGTAGCATCTGTCTGGGTGTAGATTAAAACCCGGTCGGCTACATTTAACGTAATCCCATCAATCGCCAGCGCAACTTGAGTACCTGCGTTGGTAAGCGTAGCTCCAACACCAGCAGTGCCGTTGTTGTATGTAACCGTTAGCGCAGTGGGAGACTCCACACGAACTGGGTCATGGTAGTGCAAAGCCGCAGCAACAGCGTTATCAACATACGCTTTAGTTGCAACATCTAAATCAGCCGTTGGAGCTGCGCCAACAGTAATCTTGCCGGTAACGGTCACATTTCCTGAGTTGTCCTCAAATACTGCTGCTTCGGATGGATACGTAATAAAAACTTCTTTAGTACCGGCACTAAAATTAATAGCCGAACCTGTACTAGATGAGTACAACGTATCCCGTGTCAGGGTCCCAGAACTATATGTACCGTAACCAACCTCCCACTCACCCTCAACACCGGGAGAAGTGTTGTGGATACAGTAGAAAACAGTCGAACCGTCGGTGACCGCAGCCGCAAACGATACAAAACCTACATAAGCTCCGGCAAGCGTAATGGTCCCAGTACCGGTCGTGGCACTGGATTCCCGAACCCGGTCTTTTACTACTAGGGCCATTTTGCCCTCCTATTAAGCAATACGAATAATCGCGTTAGAAGCGTCGGCTGTGGGGAACTGAATTGTAAAATCACCAGCCGTAGACGTTTTATCGCTTCCAAAGTCGAGTACTGCAACTGCCTTGTTGGCGTTGGTGCTGTTATAAATCAAAGCACCGCGAGCAGTAATCGACGCGGTAGACCACGTAGTATTAGCAAAAGAGAGGTACGCTGTCGTACCGGATGAAGTCGGCGTAGTAGAAACCGTCAGCGTGTTGCCGCCAGCACTGTAGCCAGTACCAGAAGTTTCGTTAGTCGCAGAGTATGCGGTAGTTGTTGCACCCAACGTAGCTGAAGATGTGTACAGCGCGATCTTAAATGTGTCTGCGCCAAAATCATGTTCCCCGTCTAAGAGGTCGACTTTGAAACTTGTACACATTGCTTGAGTAATAGCCATTTTTAGCTCCTGTCAAAAATTTAATTTACGGGTATCCGTACTTGCCCTGAGCGATAAGAATCTTGACGTTCAAGTCCATCCCCAAGCCGTTTAGCTAGCATCAATGCTTCATTGTACTTTGTGTTATACAGGGACAGCAAATCCGCCTCGCCCTTCATAAAGGTGTACGCTTCTACGAGCGCCCCATACAAAAGAACTGTGTCAAAATTATCGCCAAGCCATGAAGTACCGGCGGTAACAATAGACTCGGGATAGTAGAAATAGTGCATTTCCACCGTGTAATTTGCATCGGGTGTAGGTCCTACAATAAACGTAAGCTCCTTCGGGTCACCAGACTGCGGACCAAAAATAGCGTAGTACTTGGGTAAACCTGTATCTGTTGGGGTCGGGTACGCTTGCCGGATGAAGTTAACATCCTTATTAAGCAAATACTCATACGCCCCAGTAACGTCAACAATCGCAAGTGAATGGGCGGACAAAAAATCAGTAGGGCAGTTTAGGTACTTGTTGCCAACCGTAACATTACCCGAGATATTTTTACGTAACGATGGAAACTGAACGGAATTGTAAATCCGCTGCTCTGCCTGCTCAACAAACGTAGGAATATTAGCTACGAAGGATGTCTCGTAGTTCTCGGTATAGTCCTGTATTGCTGTTGACAGCTCTGAGTAGTTCATTACATCACTCCACCACTAGCCCAAGGGACAGACGTGGCCCAAATCTTAACGCTCTGTTTAGGAGCCCACTCTTCACCGCAATTAGTACAAACCCCAGTAGTTTCCTCGGCTTCACTAACAGGGTCTTGGCAGTGTGAGCAAACCACTTCGATCTCGTGCTTCGGCTCCACAACATCGGCGGAAACTTCCCGCGCTTCGACAAGTATCTTCATTGTTGCTCCTACGCAGTTATTACCGTAACTATACCCGTATTGCCCGTTGCGACCAAGTCATTTGGGGTCAATACACCGTCAAAACTACGTGGCCCACCAACAGGATTCCAACCCCACTGAATGTCCCGAGATGTATAGTCCCCACCCGCAAATGACAAAGACTTGTCGGGACGAGGGTTACGGGCAGCTTGTGGATCAGTAACTGGGTACATACCCTGCATGTTCTGTGGGTGATCAATCTCCCAGCACTCATCACAAACCTGCAAATCAGTCGGTTTTGTCCGAATGACTAACTCTTTTAACTCCGTCCGCTTAAAACGAAACCCACAACGGTCGCACTCGGCGATCGTGTGTTTACCACTGGCGAACTTCTGTGCAGCCATCAGGGTTTACCCTATGGACATGTAGCGCGGCACAAGCGAGTACGAAGCCTTCTCTCGGTCTTCCGTAGCCGCCAACTCCCACGCTTCGTCATACTGTTGCTTAAGAATCTGGAGCCTATCCGGACCTCCGGGGACCTTCAAAGCCAAATAATAAGCCAGCCCAGCCGTCATACAAGGCAAGAAGCGGAACGGTACGTCCATCGTATTGACACCATTACCTGCGTCATCAATGCGCTTTAGACGCCAATAAACGAACTGGTAAGGCTGTGTGTTATCAGGAACAGGCCATAGCGTAACCGTCGGCGTAGCAGCCTGACGATCAATCCAAGCCTGAATCGGACGGCCTTGAGACAGCTTTGAGGGGATGGAGGAGTAGGTAGAAACACTAATACGTGACATCGTCAAATCAGACTGCGTCGAAGAGCTTCCCGCATTGGTGCGAATCACGAACTCCAGCAAATCCACCGTATCGGAAGGCAGATTGTAAGTAGCGGTACCGGCGACAAGAGGAATAGAACCTTGCTCAATCGTCCACATATTGACGCCACGGTTGGCCCAATCTGCAAACATCAGGTTCAGACTACGGCGAGCGGTCTTCAAGTCATACCCGGTCCGCATCTCAGAACCGGCACGCTCAAACGCCTCCTCCACCAACTCGGTGAGGTCCATGTTAAACGCAGTGGTTCCTGATGTTGCCATTATTTTTTACCTTTTGCTAACCCAGCCAGTCCGCCTTCTGACATTGCGAGGGACGTAAACTGCTGTGGTTGGGCCCCACCTTGTAACATGGATAGCAGAGATTTAGCGTTCATACCGCTTGATTTTTGGCGGGGAATAAAGTCGTCCCCCATAGACGGGCTAAAATTGTCTACGTTGGGGCCAAAACCCTTCTGTATCTGGGCACCTTGGGCCGCCCAATACTCCGGTCCCCCGCCTTGAATCTGCGGTTGAGAACCGCCCGGCAGTTGTTGCGCTGGACTTGCCATTCTAGCTTGCTGAAGCTGTGCAAGGCGTTGTTGAGCCAACTCCGGAGGAACCCCTGCAACCCGAGGTTGAGTTGCAGGGTTGTATTGACGGGCATAGTCTTGCATCTGTTTGGCTAAATTCTCCTGCTGCGACATGAAGCCCTTCCATTCATCGGACTGTTGCCAAGCCGGTGGTTCTGGGTTTAAACCCTGTCTAGCCCGTTGGAATTGATCGAATTGTGCTTGCTGATCCATTTGACCGCCGGGGCCACCCATAGGTTGTCCAGAGCCGCCAAAAATACCGCCGGGGTCAGCTGGGTTTTGTAGTTGTCCAAAGCCACCGCCAAATGGGTTTTGTGGTTTTCCGAAAACAGCACCGAATGGGTTTTGCGGTTGCCCGAATCCACCACCGAAACCACCACCGAAACCACCGCCGTAGCCGCCCATAGGCTGACCGAATCCACCGCCAAAGCC